ATGTTTCCAGGGCAAGAAAAGCTTACAGGATGGCAAAAATTTTGGCATGCAGTAGATTATATTCTAGCGATTACTATTGATTTAGTAAACGCTTTAGTTACTGGATTCCATCAATTAATCCTCATGTTACAATTTGACTTCAAAGGTGCTCTTGAAGTTGGTAGAAAACAAACAGAAGAAAGCCTTAAATTATGGAGAAAAATAAATAGGTCCTTAAAAGGTGGAGACGACGAATCTACCAGTGGAGGATTAGGCTCTACTAGATCATGGGGCGGGATCGGTGGCGGTGATTTTGAATCTTTCATAAATGCAATTGCAGGACAAGAAGGAAATGATTATGGTGCAACAAATGAACGCACCGGAGCATATGGAAGATTCCAAATTATGCCGGAGAATTGGCCTTCATGGTCGCAGGAAATTTTAGGTTATGTTGCGGAACAAACTCCAGAAAATCAAGAAACCGTTGCCCGCGGGAAACTACAACAATACTATGATAAATATGGTGCAAGAGGTGCGGCTATTGCTTGGTATGGTGGAGAAGGGGCATTAAATTATTCAGACTATGCTTTAAATAGACCGCAAGGGTCTGGTGATGAACCTAGCCTAAATGAATATGCTAATTCAGTTTTAGGCCGAATGGGTGGATCATCAAATATGTGGTCTACTGGTGCTAGTAACTATGCCGAAACAACAAGCCCGTCAAGTTATAATTACCCAACAGGGAATAGTGCTTACGATAGTAGCGTAAGCACTGGGGATATTAACATTGCTATTAATCAGCCTGCTGCAAGCGCATCCGAAATAAAATATGCCGTTTTACAAGGGATACAAGAAGCGCAAAATACTGCTACTGCTAGACAAATAAGAGAATTTAGCGGGGTGAGCATTGCATAATGACTACGACAACAACATTATTAAGCGAACTATACTCCACTTATAAACTCTTAGAAATACTAGCAAGCACTAAAACAACAACGTCAACTACGGTTAATGCTGCCGCGTGGAGTCCTACACAATGGACCGGGCTATCAAGGGACGAAACCCAACTAATAGAAATAAAAACTGGACTATATGATAGTAATAACTCAAATTATTACTTTTTTGATGCTGTTTTTTCCGAAGATCATACAACATCGGTAAAAATGACAGAACATCCGGTACAAACAGGTGCTAATATTGTCGATCATGCATACAAAATGCCTGCTTTTTTATCTCTTGAAATAGGAATGTCGGATGCAATGCAATCGTTGGTCCCCAATGAGTGGTCAGGAGCTTATACAAAGTCAGTATCTGCTTATAGAAAGTTGTTAGAATTACAAGATAACCGCTTGCCGTTAACAATCCATACTAGGTTAAATAAATATTACAATATGGTTATCGAACAAATCACAGTACATGACGATTACCGAACTCAAAATGGATTACGCTGTACTATTAATTTCAAACAATTATTAGTTGCTTTAGTTGCCACTACAACAAGTTCAGCATCACAGATTACCGATACCACGAATAGCGGAACAGTAAATGTTTCGTCAAGTTAGGAGATGTTAATATGTCTCAAATAATACCGCTTACAACTGATCCTAACAATACGTTTCAGACTACCTTAACCGTTGATGATGCAAGCCTTACGCTAAAGTTTTTCCTTAGATATAACGCAATGGCTGGCTATTGGCTAATGAGTATTACTGATGTAGCTTCAAGCACTTTGTTACTTGATTCCATCCCTTTGCTCACTGACGATTCAACCTCTCCTAATATTTTAGGACAATACGCTTATTTAAAAATAGGAAGCTGCTATATTAGCAAGGTTAATAGTACGACTTATGATTATCCAGACGATACTAATCTTGGCAGCGACTTTGTTCTTGTTTGGGGTGATACTCCATAATGGCTGATACAATTAATTTAGATAATGCTTACTATGGTAGAAAGTGGCAAATACTGATTAACCTTGATAGTGGGGTTAGTATTGATATTACCGATAGCAATTTTGGCGATTATGCGTTACGGTCTACTTTTACGGTAGATCGACCCGGCTATAAATGTATCCATTATGGAGATATCAGCCTTTGGAATTTAAATGCAGCAACGGACAATCAAATCGTAGCAGGGGCGCAAGGAACCGTAATTATTAATGCTGGGTACGTAAGCGGAGCCTATGGGAAAATATTTGAAGGAAAAATATTTCAAGTAATTAGGGACCGGGAAAACGCTACTGATTACAAGGTTACAATCCATTGCATTGACGGTCATGGGATTATGAGTAATAACTTGACTGCCTTTACAATGGCAGCGGGTTTGACTTACCAAAATGCGGTTAAGTATATATCAAGCAATGCAAAAACATCTATTACCCTGGGGAAAATAACCGAAGATTTATATTCAAACACCCTGCCGCGTGGCAAGGTTTTTTTTGGTGAACCAAAAAAATATTTACAGCAAATAGCTTCAGACAATAACGCTCAATTTTATGTTATTGACGATGCAGTTCATATAACCAAAGTTAGCGATAGCACAAGCAATACAGTTACAGTTTCACCTTCTACGGGACTTATAGGCTATCCAACCCAAATTGATTATGGAATTACCTGCACCGTTTTATTAAATCCCAATCTCACAATAGTTAATCCAGCAATGACAATAAAATTGGATCAATCAGTAATTAGGCAACAATTAATTAACATTGGTTCGGTACCTACCATGCTAGAAAAAGATGGTGAATATAAAGTTGCTAGAATAATACACCGGGGCGATACTCGCGGAAATGAATGGTATACCGATGTTACAGGGGTTATTCCGGCTGGTATGATCCCATATAATCTAGCCAACCCGAATTGAGGTGATTTTATGTCTATAGTAACAACAACGCTGCCGGAACGTATGCCACGACCAGAAATGGTTTTAGATAAGGCCTTAAAAAATTTAAGCTGGGAAATGAGAACAGCAATGCCGGGAATTATCCAGGCTTTTGACTCAACGAAGCAAACGGTTACGGTTCAAGTGGCTATTCGTGAAAAAATATCAATAAATGGTTCTTTATCATGGGAAACCATTCCCTTGTTGGTTGATGTTCCCATAGTTTTGCCTAAGGCCGGTAATTTTGTTTTGACGATGCCAATTAAAAAAGGCGATGAATGTTTAGTTATCTTTCAAGACTGTTGTTATGATGCATGGTGGCAATCATCGGGTACGCAGAACCAAATAGATTTAAGGCGGCATGACCTAAGCGATGGGATTGCTATATTAAGCGTATGGAGCCAACCAAATGTAATATCTAATTATTCTACCGAAAAAGCAGAATTACGAACGCTTGACGGAAGCACAACCGTTTCATTGGCTGATGATACTATTACATTAAAAGGGACAAACGTTGTGATTGATTCTGATAATGTAACAATATCAGGTAAAGGATTCTTGACGCATACCCATAGTGGAGTAGAAGCCGGAACGGGAAGTACCGGGGGTGTTGTATGAGTTTAAAATATAGAAGATTAGATAGTAATGGAGATTACTTATTCGGGCAGGGGTCACAAACGTTTCTTACTGATACAAACGCCGTTGCACAAGCCGTTGAAACTTCATTAGGCTTGTATCAGGGCGAATGGTGGGAAGATACCAGCGCGGGACTTCCTTTGTGGCAAAAAATATTAGGATCGCCAGGAAGTCGTACATCTGTTATCGACGCATTGCTTCAAGACCGAATAAGTGATGTTACCGGGGTTACAAACGTATACGATGTAACTTCTTCTTTCGATTCGTCAACTAGAACATATTCTTTTGCGGCTTATGTAGAAACCGAATATAGTACAACAATTACAGTCTCAACTACGGCATAAGGAGGTGCTTAAATGTCATATACGGCCCCTACCGTTAGCTCCACAGGAATAACCATCCCAACATATTCAGATATTTTGGCTTACTATGTTAGCGAAGCAGAAACGATATTTGGCAGTGATATATACTTAGGCACTGATAGTGCTGATTATCAACTTCTATCTATTATTGCTAGAATGGCATATGATTCAATGAGCTTAGCACAGCTTGCCTATAATTCCATGAGGGCAACTACGGCAATAGGAACACAACAAGATTCGCTGTATAAAATAAATGGTATATCGCGTAAATCCGCATCTTATTCAACGTGTGATGTTACTATAACGGGGACTGCCGGTACTATTATAACCAACGGAAAAGTACAAGATACTGCCGGATATTATTGGGACTTGCCGACAACTACTACAATCGGCAGCGGAGGAACCGTTACAGAAACGGCTACTTGCGAAACTATTGGCGCGATAACGGCGGCGATTGGAAATCTAACAATTATTGCTACTCCTACAGCAGGGTGGACAAGCGTTACTAATGCAAGCGCAGCTGTTGAGGGAACTGACCAGGAAACCGATTCGGCTTTTAGAGCAAGGCAAACCACTAGTACGGAATTACCTTCACAAACCATTCTTGCCGGAACAATAGCGGCCATTGCAGCTACTGAGGGAGTAACCAGATATAAGGTAGTAGAAAACCCAACAAATGCAGCAGACAGTGACGGAACGCCAGCTCATTCAATTACTCCTGTTGTGGAAGGTGGAACTATTGCCAATGTTGCACAATCAATTTATGACAATCGGGGATTGGGCTGTTATATGAATGGTGATGTTGAGTATGTAATTAGCGATTCAACATATGGAACAGAAACCACAGTTAGGTTTTATCGCCCTTCCTATGTACCTATTTATGCCACGATTAACGTTAAAGAATTGACCGGATATACAACGTCAACCACAACCTCAATACAAACGGCTATTGTAAGTTATCTTAACAATTTACAAATTGGGGAAGAACTAACAATTTCCGGTTTATACGCGGCAGCTATGGCAGTAAATACAAGTATTTATAAGCCTACTTTTTCAATCACTTCCATTACAGCGGGTATTTCAAGTGGTAGCCAATCTTCTAGTGATATTTCAGTAACCTTTAATGAAGTAGTTGAAGGATTAACGGCAAATATTACAGTCAATGCTTCATAGGAGGGGCTATGAATGATATTAGTTATTATTTAAAACTTACAACTAGTCTTTACCGCAATAAACCAAATTTTATATCTTGGTTGACTGTTCTTCTTACTCCATTTAACGATTTAAACAAAGTCCTGGATACGCTTTATTCTAATTTTGATGTTGATAATGCTGTTGGGGATCAACTTGATATTATAGGCGAATTAATAGGACAAACTAGAACTTTGAATTTTCAACCTACAGATGGCTCTAGTCCGACATTAGATGATGCTACTTATCAAACAGTTTTAAAGGCTAAAATGGGATTAAATCAGTGGAAGGGGCAAGCTGCTGATATAGAAAGTTTATGGGCGACATTGTTCCCTAATGGCGCAGTAATCATGCAAGATAACCAAGATATGTCTATAACTGTTGGGGTAGCCGGTATTTCTATTACTCAAACTATGCGCGATCTTATACGAGAAGGTTATATTGTTCCAAGACCACAAGGTGTAAAAATGAAATATTTCTTTGCTTCAAAACTTCCTATGTTCGCTTATGGCTTAGATAATAATTACCAATCAGGTTATGGTAAAGGTTATTGGTCAATTGGGGAAGATGATCCGCCGTTATTCTATTACGATTTAGATACTACAAAAGCATACGATGAAGGTACTTGGGACTAGAAAGGAGATATTATGGCA